TCGAAGGCCAGCAGATCGACCGCCGCAAGGCACGACCGAAAGACCTGTTCAAGCTGGCGCACGTCACCGGAGCAATCGCGCTTCGGGTACGTCAGGTCTACCGCAGCAGCGAGATCCTCGTACCCACTCCGAAGGAATGGAAGGGATCGGTTGCCAAACACGCGATGCAGGCTAGACTGTACTCGGAGCTGGGATGGGGCTACACCATCGTCGGCTCGGGTACGTCTCGCTACGCGCGCCCGGAGGCCCCGCCCGTTCACTTCAAACACATCTCCGCAGGCCAGTGGAAGCACGTCGGTGACGCGCTGCTGCTTGCCCGGTGGGGGTACGACCAACTCTCAGTATGACCAAGCCTAAGAAAACCACCACCAACGAGAACATGAGCAAGCAAGACAAGCAGGAAATCCTCCAGGAGATGATGGACAAGGCCGCGACCCGTCGCGAGGCCAACGTCGAACTCATCGCCAAGGTCAAGCGCGACCCGAAGCTCGCCAAGCGCGTGCGGGAGCTGCTCTGCAAGGACTTGCAGCGCGTCTACAACATCCCCGCGATGCTCGGCCCGAGCGCGTCCCGCGACCGCTACCGTGAGCTGGGCCACTACTCGCCCGTGCTCGTCCGCTACCTCTGCGGCACCTGGGCCGAGTTCCAGCGGCAGGCAGGGATCACCGACTCCCTGGGCTCCAAGAAGGTCGAGCGCAACATCTCCAAGACCCTGCGAGCGCAGCAGGTCATGGAGTACGCCGACTCCAACGTCAAGCCCTGGGACGACGCATACTCGAACCTGGACATGACGAGCGAGGAGGTCACGCTCATGGTGGGCTCGGACTTCCACTCGAAGTTCTGCGACCCCTTCGCGCTGCGCGTCTGGTTCGACGTGATGGAGATGGTGCAGCCGGACGGCGTGCGCTACAACGGCGACGTGGTGGACTTCCCCACGCTCTCGCGCCACCGGCAGCTCCCGGGCGCGTTCGCCATGTCGCTCCAGCAGGAGTGCAACTTCGCCAAGGACGAACTCTTCGGACGGACGCGCGCCCTGCTGCCCGACGCGGACATCAAGCTCATCATGGGGAACCACGACATCCGCATGGTGACTGCCCTCGCGGACTCGGGGCCGATGTTCCTCTCGATGGACTCGCTCAAGTACAACGAGCTGATGGGCCTCGACGAGCACGAGGTCGGCCTCGTCGCGCGGAGCACGTTCCTGAACCCGAGCGCGATGATGCAGAAGAACGACATCGCGCAGAACTGGGAGACGCTGCCGGACGCCTACGGACGACCGTTCTACACCACGGTCCACGGCTTCCTCACGGGCAAGGGCTCGGCGGGCAAGCACCTCGCGCGCTTCGGCACCAACGGCACGAACGGCCACATGCACAACCCGGAGATCGTCACGGGCGGCAACCTCGCCACGGGCATCTGCGAGTGGTCGCAGACCGGCACCATGGCCTACCCGCCCGCCGTGGGCGCGGGCTACCTGCCCGGCCCGACCGAGAGCTACGGGCACCTGATGACGTTCAACGTCGTCCGCCTCTTCCCGCAGGCCCGCCACGTCCAGCACGAGCAGGTCAAGATCGGCGAGCGCATGGCCTACTACGGCGGGTTCATGTGGGAGATCACCGACGAGGAACTCGACGCCCGCGCGGCGATGATGGAGGTCTGATGAAGGTCCAGCAGTTCGTGGAGCGGGTGGGCAACGACCTCGTGCTCGTGGTGCGGGAGCACCCGAGCGGGCGCGAGATGGGCCGCCGGGTCTGGGAGGGCGCGGCGCGCTACCTCGTCGCCCAGCCGCTCCGGGGCCACGTCGAGCTGCGCCTGCCGCAGCGCTCGGGCCTGGACATCAAGCCGACAACAGCTCAGAAGTGAGCGATTACACCATGAAAGCAGCCCTAAAGCGTCACTTCCGATCCATCATGGCCCGCCTCGGCTACATCCCCGTGGTGGCCGAGACCGACGAGGTGCGGGTCGCGACCTACCTCACCGAGAGCGAGGCTCAGGTCATCCAGGACTTCCGCGTGTGGGTCGCCCACAAGCAGAAGCTCGCGGGCGGCGGGTGCGGTGGCTGCCCGAGCGCGGGCGGGTGCTCAGAGGCCGAAGCCTAGATCGGCGATCCGCGTCTCGCTGCGCGTGTCCGGGTCGCGGTCGATCGCGTCCAGCAGCTCCCGCTCGAACGTCCGCAGCACCACGTTGTCGGCCCGCTTCGCCGCGCCCCGCTCCAGGTTCGTGAAGAACGGGCGGGGCGCGCTCGGTCCCACGGAGTCCACGACGTACATGAACGGGCGACGCCCTGCCGCGTAGCGCTCCTGGTTCCGGCGCAGGCCCTCGCGGTACTGCTCCTTGGTGAGCCGCCGGACCTGCGACTCGCGCACGGGACGCCCGCCCTTGATGCGCGGGTCGTCGTTGGGGTCGTCGAAGAAGACCAGCTTCCGAGCCGTGACCGGCCCGAACGCGCCGCGCCCGTCGTGGTAGTAGACCGCCCAGTAGTGGGGCACGAAGAGGTCCGCGCGCTCCTCCGACTCGTTGATGATGAGTCGCAGGGCGGCACGCAGGGTCTTCGATCCGATCGACTTCCTGACGAGACGCAGCTCCCGCTCACCCAGCTCTTGCAGGATGCGCCGGATGATCTTCTTCGAGTCGATCACGGCTTAGGTGCGGGGCGGGGCGACTGACCGGGGGCCGGTCGCGTCTGCTTCGGGTCGCCGGGCTTGCGGTCCCGCGCGCCTTCGAGCAGGCCGTCGTCGGGGTTGCGGCCCGAGCCCGCCATCGGCTCGGCCATGGACGCCATGGTGTTCTGCGCGCCCAGCGTCATGCCGTCGAGGATGGTGGCGAAGCCGTTGCCCGGCTGGATGAACTGCGGCACGCCGTTGTCGTCCACGGGCTTCGCGTTCTTGGCGACCCACAGATCCTTGCCGAGCGCCTTCGATGCGCCGGTCGGCTGGGCGAACTTCACCCCTTCACCACCGAGGGTGCAGGAGAACACGCGCGAGAAGTTCTTCTGCGCCTGCCCGAGCTTCCGCATCTGGAAGGTCAGCATCGCGTTCGGCCCCTCGTTCGCCGCGCCCATCTTGCCGGGCAGCGCGATGTTCGCGAGCTGCGGCGGCATGCCGTGGGCCGTGGCGATCCGCATGTCGAGCGTGCCGGACTTCTCGGAGAAGCCGCTGTTCCCGGCGTCCTCCATCGCGAGCTTCTCGATCTGCACGGTCGTCTCCTCGGGGTTGCCGGGGATGTGGACGCCCTGCGCCTTGTGCGAGTTGCCGATGCCCTGGTTCGACTTGAGCATCGTGTCGATCTTGTCCCAGCACCCGCCGACGTTCTTGCCGAGCAGGAACAGGAGGAACTCCGGGACGCCCCGGTTGAAGTAGAAGTCGAACTCGTGCTGGGTCATACACTGGACCAGCTCGATCGACGGCACGGCGCTCATGTAGTCCGGGTAGCCGTAGTACCGCGAGCGGTTGGTGCTCTGGCGGAAGTGGATGATCTCGCTGTACTTGATCGACCCGCCGAGCGCGCTCGCCGTGCTCCGGTCGGACATGAGCGGCACGTCGTTCGCGGGCGTGTTGTCGATGCCCTCCATCTCACCATCGTCGTCGTCGCCCTCGGGCATCTGCCCGAAGCGCTCCATGAGGTCCGCGAGGTCGCCCCACTTCGCCATGACGATGGTTTCGGCCCCGCCGGTCTCGCCCTCGACGATGTAGTGGAAGTCGTTGGAGGAGTCCTCCTCCTCGACCTCGACGTGGATCTGGGCCGACTCGACGTGGTGCAGGCCGGTGATCTCGGTGCGCTCGGGGCCGTCCCACACCACTTCGAGGAATGCCTCGCCGGTCTCGAAGTAGTCCTCGGCCAGCGCGTCCAGCGTGTCCTGCCAGGAGAAGCGCGTGAGCGGGTCCAGCGTGTCGTGGATGTCCTGCTCGCGGTGCCCGAGCCCCACGGTGCTCGACACCTTGGCGTCGATGCAGATGGCGTGGGTGGCGTTGAAGTCCCGCAGGTCGCGGGCCGTGAGCTTCTCGATGAGGTGGGCCTTCTTGCCCACGGAGACCCCGGCGTTGGTGTCGCCTTTCGAGGCTTCCTCGGCGGCGAGCTTGGCCGCCTTCTTGAGCACGGTGAACAGCATCGAGCCGTCCCCGTGGATGTCGGGAGTGTCTGCCCGGTGCGAGATCAGCTTCATCTCGGCGGGCTGGTTCTGGTTCGTCATGTGGTCCCTCGTCAGGGTTGCAGGAGTCTTTCCCCACGTCTGGGGCTAGAGCTATCCCTGCTTGAAGAAAATCGCGATTTCTCCTTGACACAGAGGCTTCCCCGTGCTAAGGTGTCTGTACCTGCCAGAACGGCAGCCACGCCTGCCAGCTTGGCAGACGACACAACGGTAGCACACGATCGGGCTTCCGGCAAGTGAAATCTCGGATTTGTTCGACCAACCTTCCATCAACCCCCGGCTCGAAGCAGGCTGCGCTCCCCAGGTGCGCGGCCCGCTCGCCGTCTAGGACCACCATGGCACGACGCATCAAGCACGCCGAGGTCAAACGCCTCGCTCTCTGCAAGCGGGGGAAGAACGGCCTCCAGACCCTCTACAAGTCGGACGGGACCGCCGAGTACGCGACCCTCACCAAGGGCGACGCCGAGAAGGGCGAGCTGCTCACCGTGGTGTGGCCCCTCGGACTGGCCGACGCGGACGGCGACTTCGCCGACACCAAGCCCGCCATCGACTCCATCATGTCCTCGCTCATCGCGAACGGCGGCAAGCTCGACATCGAGCACGAAGGCGACGTACTCCCGCGCGATGCGGTCGAGATCGTCGAGGTCTTCGAGATCCGCAAGAGCGACGAGCGCTTCCAAGAGTGGAAGGACTACGACGGCAACGTCGTGGACGTGACCGGCGGCGCTGCCGCCCGCATCCAGATCAACGACCCGGATCTCCGCGCGGCGTACCGCGATGGTGACTGGGACGGTGTAAGTCTGTTCGGCCCTGCTGCCGTCGAACAAGTGGACCTTGTGGCAGCATCACAAAGAGTCGCCGCTCGCATGGGCGGCATTCAGGAGAGTCAAATGACCAAAGAAGAACTCCAGGCCATTCTGGATGCCCAGCGCACGCAGATGGCGGAACTCGCCAAGAGCGTCGTCGAGGGCGTCCTGGCGGGCCAGAACACCAAGCCGACCGAGAACGTCGAGGCCAACGCCGACGCGAACGCGGAGAGCACCGAGGAGAAGCCGACGTTCACGGGCGACGTGAACGACCCGCAGGCCCTCGCCGACTACGAGAGCGCGCTGCGTGGCTTCGAGCTGCGGAAGGCCATCGCCAGCGGCGACATGAGCGCCGACGACATCGCGGAGATGCGGAAGTCGATGCAGGAGGAGGGGCCGAGCCTCGCCGACCTGAACGCGGCTGGCATCGAGGCCAAGGCCGAGGACAACAAGGAGGTCCGTGAACTCCAGGTCAAGCTGTTCAAGGCGCGCAAGGGCACCAACGTCCCGAGCCGCCGCGTGTCCGCCACCGACGAGGTGGACGAACTCGCCAAGTCCGCCGAGGCCGAGGGCCTCGCCATCGCCGCGCTCATGAACGAGCACCTCGGCAACGCCCCGTCGTCCGGCGGGATGCGCGTCATCGGCTGATCGCCGCCGAACTTCACACCAACATCCAACCAAACCACTAGGAGTAACCAATCATGGCACTCTCTCCCGAAGAACTGTTCGGCAGCGCTGTTTCGCAGACCCCGAACCTCCGAGCCTACCCCGCCGAGAACGGCATCGCGGTCGGCACCCTGGGCACCCTCGCGGCTGACGCCGAGCTGGAGCACCTCACCGCCCTCACCTTCTCTGGTGGGGAGTGGCTCCCCTGGGCCGACGCCGACACCACGAAGGTGGACGGCCTGCTCTGGGCTCCCTCCGAGCCGCACCAGGGCCTCCTGGCCTCGGAGACCCACATCCAGGTCTTCAAGATCGGTCTCGTCCACATCGACGACGTTGCGCTGCCCTCCGGGCAGACCCTCGCCACGATGGTCGCGGCCCTCAAGACCGCCCTCACCCGTTCCGCCGGTCTCGTTGTCCAAGGCGACAGCGGCGTGGCCTGATCCGAGCTTCTGCTCACAACAACCTCTAAGGAGATTCCACAATGCCGAACTCTGCTGACGTTCTGAGCTGGAGCACGCTGACTCCCGCCGTGAACGAGATGAAGGCCCCGAACGCCTTCCTCAAGAACATGCTGTTCTCCCGGGACATCACGGTCCCGACCCGCAACATCGAACTGTCCTTCCTGAACCGTGGTCGCCAGATCGCGCCGTTCGTGGAGCGCAACGGTGCTGCCATCATGACCGAAGGGCGCAACGAGTCCTTCCGCGTCATCACCCCGCCCCACATCCGGGTGAAGCGTCCGATGACGCCGAGCGAGCTTCTGGAGAAGCGTCGTCCGGGCTCGGTCATCTTCCCGGGTGCCGGTGGCATCCAGAAGGCGATGCGGGAGTACATGGCGAGCGAACTCGCCATGCTCGCCGACGACATCACCAACTCCGAGGAGTACCTGTGCGCCATGGCGCTCCAGGGTGCGGTCTCGTACTCGGTCGCGGATCAGGCCGCGTTCACCATCACGTTCCCCCGCGACGCGGCGCACGACTACGCGCTCGGTGCGGGCGACCGCTGGAACGAGGCCACCTCGTCCCCGCGCAAGGACTTCCTCGACGCTGCCCAACTGGTCAACGACGCGGTGAGCCTGAACGTGACCGACGTGATCCTGGGCTCCGACGCTGCCGACGCCTTCCTGGCCGACGCGGCTGGTGAGCTGTCGAGCCTGCTCGACATCCGGCGCATGAGCACCGGCACCGTGGACCTGACCCAGCAGATCGCCGAGAGCGGCGCGCTGTTCCTGGGCACGTTCGTCCACGGCATCCGCGTGTGGCGCTACGGGCGTCAGGTGGACGTGAACGGCGTCGCGACGGACCTCATCCGTCCGAAGTACGCCGAGTTCGTCGCCCGCACCCCGGCGGCCCAGTTCGTCACCTACTACGGTGCGATCGAGGACATGAAGGCGATCGGCGCGGGCAAGGTGCTCCAGTCGAAGCGCTTCTCGAAGTCGTGGGAGCAGGAGGACCCGAGCGCTCGGA